TACCAAGTATCTTCTAAATCATAATAGTTTACTTCACCCTTCATGTTCAACTTCAAAACTACTTTATAAAGTACATTTGTATACAAATTATTTGTATCAATATTGAAGAAATTTCCATTTACATCATAAGAAATAGGAACTTCACTTTGTTCTACTTCGTCTGTTTCTTTCTCACGTATTGAATAAGTTCCGTCATAAACAGTGAAATTTGAAACTGCAGTAGTAGCAGCTGTAAGTGGAATTGAGACTAGAGAATGATCTTTAATAAACATTCTTACTCTAGATATTGTGCCCTTCTCATATTCTTTTCTAAGATTCTTTAAAGAAACACTATATCTTGAACTCTCATAATTATCAAACCCAGAGGCAGGATTTGTAGTAGTAAAATCAAACAAGAAGTTTGCAGTTGGAGAAGCACTAACGAACCAATTATCTTTGAATGTATCATATACATTTGCGGTTAAGGGCAGCTCTACATTACATCTATAAATACCCTTTTCTTTTCTTTCAGCTGTAAGACTTGATTGAATGCTTGTATAAGCACTTGTACTTCCTGTAGCACTAGAAGATTTTCCTGAAATTGTAATGTTTCCTGGAAAAGCACTTGTTCCATCTAAATCTTTAACTTGTCCTCTTTGAATGTTGTAAAAATATAAATCTGCTGTAGTATTAAACTCTACAGCTTTTCTATCATCTTTAATACTTCCATCCCATTCTAATTCTATATAGGGTCTTTTTCTTGTATTTGTTTCTTTGCTGTAAAACTTCTTGTAATTGATACTTGTGGCACTAGTAGATCCGGTTTTCAATTCTTGAGTGTCGGTCATCTTCAATATTACTCCATAATTGGCTGTATTACCAGCCAGCCATTCTTTGAATAGCGGAGTGATATTAACCTTCAAATCTTCTTCACCATGATTAAAATGCATAGTAGCAGAATTTGAATCTACTTCATATGTTCCACCAGTAGTAGTCCAAGCTACTGTGCTTTGAGCAGATACAGCATTTGCATACCCAGTTTCAGTTAAATTATCTAAATCTAATCCATCACCTTCATCCCAATCTTGTGTAAGAGGATGAATGTTGATATCAAAAGATTTAGCTTGATTATCGCCATGGGCTGCATTAAAGACGTGCATATATGCAGAAACTGTAGTATCGGTAGAAGGATCAGGATATAACTTTGTACTTTTGATCCCAGCTGTTAATGAAGATAATCCGAATCTTATTAGTATTCTAGAAAATGTTTTTCTATCTGTAGTAGCATCAAAGATATTCTGCAGCTGTAGAATTGGAGACAAACCTAAATTTGCTGTTAATGAATCTTCAAATATGCAAGTATCTTGATCTGAAAATGCTCTAGCTCTACTCATGTTTCATCTCACTGTATATTTTTTGTCTGATGTTTTGAAATCATCTTTTCTCATAATAGTTTTGGATACAAGCTCTAATTCTTTTTTTGCTTCATTCCATTTTAACTGAAAAGGAACATTCAGTTTAGTAGAAAGATCTATAAATATTGCATCTAATTTTTCAAAATCAGTTTCAGACAATTTAGAAAATTGATGACCATATTCACGATATGCTTTTAAGAATAAATCTGTAATTTCTTGTTTCTTTATTCTTTGTTTCTTTTCTCTTACGTCGCCAACTCTCTTCATGAAATGATATGTAAAAGTAATATCTATTCCAAGTTCATTCCATACTGAATCTAGATATTTTTCCAATCTTTTCAGTTCTGATATGCTTATAGATTCTAACAATAAAGATAATTTCATCCTATAGCTCCTGCAATATCAAAGTCTAGATATTTTACTTCATATATGACATCATTTGGAAAATAAATAATGCCCTTTCTTGTGTTTGATTGCACATTAAATATTTGAGAAGAATAACTTCTGCCGCTATTAGTTCCATGCAAATTTACTATTTCTAATTTTGGAACTGCTAATATTTGATCTAATTCTAGAATTTTGAATACAAGCTGTGATTTAGCTATGTAAGCTCCAAAATTAGAATTTCTTACATTAAATTCTTTTCTAAGAACATAAATAGCTTTTAGTAAAGCTTCGTTGTAATTTACATTGTTTGCTGGAACTACAGAAAAATCTATTCCTATGTTTACTATCTTACCATCTGTTATTCTAATTGTGTCACCTAGAGTTTTGAATTTTTTGATATAGGTTTCAATATTATTTTTTAGTACAGAATTTGTAGCAGTTAATTTGCTATTTCCGTCTATAGAAATTACTACTAGTTCAACTCCAAGATTATTTTGAATATCTTTTCTTGCATAAGATCTAAAAACAGAACCAAATTTGTTCGGCATTGTAAGTACTCTTACTTGATAATCTTGAAGAGTAACACATCTTCCTTGAGAAGAATATTCAGCTGAAGCATTATTTCTTATTTCATTGAATGTTTCTGCATCTCTACCACCACCAGCTGGCAAAGGATTGTCTACTGATATACTTCTTTCTATAGCAGCTCTTATACTTCCTGAAGCTGAAGATCTCATTTCCGCATTTTTGTAATTTATGTTAATGTTTGAAAATTGAGTAACTACGTGAGATCCTACATTTGTATTTACTCCGCCGCCCTGTCTATATTTAATCGACATTACTACATTTCTTGGAGCCATTCCTAAAGTTCTTGTGTTTAGAAAATTTGTAGAACTTACTATAGAAGGAAAGAAGCCAGAAGGACTTCCTCTTAAAGAAGCTGGCTGGACAAAATCTTCTGGATTTGGTATAAAATCAGAATCTTCTTGATTATAAGTACCAGGACCGAATACTAGTGAAGTTAGTCTGCCTGTTTCTCTTTCCATTTTGAATCTTCTTGGTATTTTTTTCATTTTCATAACATAGGGAATATCACCAGAAGAAGAAGAAGTATTTTCTTCTCCAACAAAAACTGAACCTTGAGCCAAATAATCTACTTGGTACCACTCATACCCATCAGAACTAGTAACCGAAACTATTTCTGTAATGTCTCTATCAGGTAAGTTAATCTTTAAGAATTTAGTGGGATCTCCAATAGAAGCTTGAAACACTTTTGAAGAACCTGCCATTGCAGAAACACCAGTTTTAGATAGATTAATAGTGTCGCCAGAAATACTAGCTGTTCTATTTGAAGTGGAAGAAAAGTCTACATCTTCTAAGATCTCAAAAGTAACAGAAGAATCATAAGAAGAACGAACTCTAGATCCCTTGTTTATTTGAAACATGCAATTTGAAGATATTGAATTTACAAGATCGGCCGATATAGAAAGATTTACAATTGCAGGTGTTGAAACTCTTGGCATATAGCCAAGTTCTTGAGCATTAGCTAGAATATTTTTCTCTTCTACTGCTCTATTGATAAAAGATTCATTTACTTGTCGGTCTATGTAAAAGGACAAAACGTCACCAACATATGCTACCATTTCTAACATAGCCATACCACCCGAAGATTCATTGAAATCAGACCAAGAATCGGGATAGTTTTGTTTAATTAGATTTATGAGATCAGATTTTATAGAATCAAAATCTTTAGAAAGATAGTTTATATCTCTTACATTTTTTTGTTCACTTAATAAAGCCAAGTTGTTTCTCCAACTTACAAAATTATTTGTAGTGAGTCACCTAAGTTCTCTGCATTTGCTAGTACAAAAGCTATTTTAACTCTTAATTGATTGAATTCTAAACCGACGTTATCTTCATAAGAAAATATCTTAATATCTGTAATTTTTACATGTGGCATCCAAGTTTCTATAGCCGTGATTATTTCTTCTCTTATTCTTGGAAATAGTTCACTTTTGCTAACATTTTCAAATAGTTCACCAGCGATAGACTTAATAGAAGTTCCAACTTCTGTATTTATTACTCTTTCTCCTTTGCTTGTAAGCAAAAGAATTTTTATGTCTTCAGAAACAGCTTTTAATGTAGTAGCGTTTCCTTGAAAGAATCCTCTATCATGTTTTGTAAGAGGCCATTTTAGATTTATGAAATTTGTCATATATTTTAGTTTATAAAGTGATTGTTACTTAAAATATCTAATTTATCCGCAATAGAGTCTAATTTTGTTGATGTTTCTTTTATTTTAGATTCTATTGTTGCTTTGTTTTCATTATCTTCTGGAACTAATGACCGCATCGTTTCATTTGTGTTCTTTATCTCTTTTATTAAAACTAGAAGAATTTTAGCTATTTTTTCTCCTTTTACTTGCTTATATAGAATATTTTCTTCTGAGTTTGTAGAATAAGAAACGAATTTATCTGCTTTATTCAGGATAATACTAGATTCTACATCTTCATATTCTTCATCCCCAAATTCTGCATCTTCTATTTTTAATATTGAGCTTGATTCATAGTGAGAAGTTTCTGTTTTGTCAACAATTCCATTAGT